TCATTAGTTTAGCAGTCTCCGACTTTTCATTTAAGTAGCTATTTGAGTATTCGCTAGCGAATGCTTCAAACAACTTACGACCGAAGTCGTTTCTACGTGCTTCTTCGATATCTTCCTTAAGTTGTCCAATCTCACTGTTAAGTGTTGATTCAACAATTTCAGATACTTTAGTTGCACTTCTTTCGATAAAGTCTTTTTTGACTTTAGCGAAGTGTGATTTAGCTTCACGTACTAATCGTACTTTTGTTTCGGCTAAATCTTTTTTATCTTCTGCAAATTCTGCAATTTCTTTTGCAAGTTGCTCGACGACAAATTCTTCCAATTTGCTAAAGTTTTCAGCCATAGCTTTTTGGTCTTCGTGTAATTCAGAAACTTCTTTACCTAGTTGTTCAATAACAAACTCTTTTAGTAGTCCTGCGTTTTCACGCATTGCTACCGCATATTTTGCTTTTGCTTCTGCTAGTTGTTTGCGGTCTTCTGCAAACTCGGAAATTTCCTCTGCAAGTTTTTCACTTACTAACGAATCGATAGCTTCAACCATAGTTGATTTATCGTGTTCGTATTTCTGTGCAAACTCTTCACGTAGTTCTGCTGTTACCTCTTGGCGATTTTCTGTCACCTTCTGGTCCCATGCTTCTTGAATTTGTTGACGCACATCTTCTGAAACTACATCGTTTTCAAAAAGTGTTTTTAATGCATCCAACATAATTATCTCCTTTTATTGGAGTCGACTGATTATATTAATCAGCGATTCTTTTAAGTATTTCTGTGCCTTTGGGTCTTGTTTTGTTGCCTGTGCTAGTTCATATGCCGCCATTCCTCCACGTGCATTCATTAAATGCTCGTAGATTGGTGTTGGATATGCTCCTGGGGCGCTAGGCTGAGCCACAACGTCCACAGTAATTATTTCGAAGTCCGATACTTCACCGGACCCGTCTTCTGATACATTACCCGAACCCCTAGATGAAACACCTAATTTAACTCCGCTTTCAAGCATTGTTTTAACTAGTTGTCCCATTGGGGTTGGTAATATTTTCAATTTTCCATAACCATTATTCCCGTCCATCCAACATGATTCAATCATATGTGATACACGATCTAAGTTAATATTAAGTCCTTCTGGATGATCAACTTCTCCAAGAACACTATATCCTCCTTGTATTTGATCATTAAGAGTTTTGACAGCCCTGCCAATTTCGTTTACAGGATATACACGTTGGTTAGCATTACGCACCCCACCTTGTATACATATACCTTTAAGGTATAGGTCTTTTCCCTCGTTAGCAGACTCAATAACCAAATTAGCTTGGTCGAATGTCAATGTCTCTCGTAGGTTTCTCATTCAGATATTCCTAATTTACTTGCCAACAACAGATTTTTTGTTGTCTGCAGCTTCGCCTGCGCTCTTCTTCTCAGCGCCGTGGCCTTTTGAATCACCTTTTAAAGATTTAGAAGCTTTTCCGCCTGGCTTATTTACATTGCCTGCGTCTTCTTCTTTTGCTGATTCTGCTGTGCGTCCACTTTCTTCACCGCCTTGTGCAATGTTTCCAGCTTCTCCGCCCATGTCGTTAGCACTTGCTACTGGTGATTTCGCTTTATTGTCCTCACCTTGCTTGTGTGTAACTTTTTCAACATACTCACGCATTGTTTCAGCTTCAGATTTTTCTTCGTCTGCTTCATCAACTTCGTCAGTAGCTTCGTCAACTTCTTCATCAGTTGCTTCAAAGTTCAATGACTCTTCTTCTGAATCGTCATCTTCTTCACCGTCGTCTTCGTCTTCGTCGTCGTCGGATTCTTCTTCATCACCAGCGCCTTCGTCGCCAGCAATCATTTTTTCAAATTCTGATTTAAGATCGTCTAATGCGTCTTCTAAATCAACAACACGGTCTTCAATCTCTTCGTCGTCGCTTTCACCTTCTTCGTCGCCGTCCATTGCATCTTCGATGTCACCCATCATGTCGTCTGCTGGATCTGCTTCCATTGGATCTGCTTCTACTTCAAACTCGTCTAAGTCAAAGTTTTCTTTAACGTCTTCATCTTCTTCTGACGCTTCATCAACTTCTTCATCAGTAGCTTCTTCTACTGATTCATCTTCGTCGTCTGCTGATTCTTCAACTTCTGCAGCTGTTTCTTCAACTTCTGCTAAGTCGTCTTCTAATAATGATTCGTAGATGTCTCTTGATCTTTCAACTACGATTTCGTGGAATAATTCTTCTGCTCCAGCTCTGTCTTCGTTAACGAGCTTCTCAAGCATGTTTTCAAACTTGTTTTGGTCTGCCATTTTTTTCTCCTATAAATTGTTTACCTATGGTAAGGCTGTCACTAGTATTTACTATATAGACGAAAATCAGTGCTAAAACAGGCTCAAAACGAGCTTTTTTATAATGTGAGAGGTTAGATCTTCACTTTTACATGAAAATCGTCAACTAACATCGCATTGTAATTGACAAAACTATTTAGTTTGTGAGTCTGTAAATTATCTGGTAATATTACTCTACAGTAGTTTATTTGCTGGTTTTTTCTTATAACTTCTTCAGTTTGTCTAAGCCAATTATGGTAATACGTTGCTCTATTACCTTCTTGCATATAGTTTTTAGTGTTAGCATATACATTATTATATAGTTTTCCTGCACCTAAACCCATATAATCAAACCCTATCATATAGATAATGTTATGATTATGTTCGCTTGCTAACCATAATGCTGTTGGTCCACTACTCCAACCTAATGATTTATTAAAATAATTAAATCCTATTAGGTCTTTTGTGCGATCACTTTTAGTTGTCCATACATTATTATGTTTATATTGATATCCTGCTTCGTTTATTTCAAAAACCATTTTAGGATCTACAGCAATTAAGTAATCAGGATCGAAATCTCTATAAACAGCATTGCAAGCATAGACTGTGCCGTGTTGTTTAAGTTGATTAAGATTAATTCCTTTTCTACTTACACCATTTCCAATAACGAATGCTGTTTTTGCTGTCATCTTAAAGACTAAACTGTTCTTTGAACGTATCTATATGTAAATTTTTGAAGTTAGGTTGATCGTTAAGATCTTTAGGCAAGTAACTTTTATCATTTACTATTCTATAGTAATTAATATCTGTATGGTCCTTAAATACTGATTTAGTTTGACGCATCCAGTTACCATAAAACGTCGGTCCTTCAGTAGATTTCTTATAATTCATTGTATCTGCATACAAATTGTTAAATTTTGCATTATCTATGCCCTGAAAATCGAAACCTAAGATATATACGTTCTTAAATCCGTGCTGACTTGCTAACCATAATGCTGTTGGTCCACTGCTCCAACCTTTACTAGGCGAAAAATAATTTAAACCACTCATGTTTTGAAAACTTTTGTTAGGATTTGTCCAAACAGGAACTTTATGTTGATATCTTGACTTATTAATTTCTAAAATCATTTTAACATCAACAGCAACTAGATAATCTGCTTCGAATGTTCTATATAATGCATTACACCCGTAAACTTTACCTAACTTTTTTAAATCTTCTGGATCAATAGGAGCTCTGCTCACACCGTTGCCTAGTACAAATGCTGTGTTAGGTTGAAATGATTCGTGGATTTCTTTAACAGATGGCGTAACAGTTTGTTGTTGCTGAAGTTTAGCCGCGGCTTTTTCCTGACGACGAGCTTCTTTTATCTTGCGCCATTGTTCTTTTGTATATTGAGACTTATCTAGTTTGGCCATTACACCCCGCCGGCTTCAACAGCTGGAATTCCATACATCTGTTTAATAAAGTCAAGTTCTTTGCTTGCTTCTTTAGTATGTATGTCGGCTGCTTTGCGGACGCGGTTAATTTGGGATAATGTTAATCTTGTTTTGCGAGAATCGCTTTTCTTAACTACTGAATCGTCAAGTTCTGGGTCGTAAGATGAGTCTTCGACTGGTTCTAATGTTTCTTTATCAAAATAAAATAATTCACGTAGTATCATAATAGTATTTATACCGTTTGGTCAGTTGTTGCTGTATCAGCACCAGCATCACCTGTTGCTGTTTCGGGTGCTTCTGCATCTGCACCAACATCAGGTTGTGTAGTGTCGGCCGCTTCGTCTTCGATGCCACCTAAATCTGCATCAATACCAGCTGAACTTATTCCGGCTCCTCTTAATTCTCCACTAGGGTCACCTGGAGGTGGTGCTAGTGTTTCGTCATTTTCTTCTCTCCACAGTCTTTCGTTTTCTGCAAGCTCTTCATCAGTCATACCTAAGAATCGTTTCATTGCAAAACGATTTGAAATATAAGGTATTTGACTCATTTGTGTATATGTTGGTACTCTTGCATTGTCAATTTCACTTTGTCTGTAACTTGCAAAGTTCTGTGGTGGTTGAAATCTTAAGTCAAACATTGCTGTATCAATGTTTACACCTTTTTCAAGAATATATCGTTTAAATTCTTGATTAAATTCTTCAATTAATAAATTTTGTAGTCTTTCACAATACGTATTAAAGCGTAGCTCTTGAATATATGCTGTTCCTACTCGACCGTCATTGTATTGGCTACTTGCATCATCAGCGCCGGTAGGTAAGTAACTGCTAGGAATGCGTAAGCCACGTACGAGCTTATTAGTAAAATATCTAAGGTCATCAATTTCTCCTAAATTAGTACCGCCTGGTAGTGTTTCAACTTTAGATCCACGTCCTTCTGCTGTTTGTGGGAAGAAATAGTCTTCGTTTATACTTAAAGGATTGTAACTACTATCAATTACGTTAGTACCGCCGCCTGTTTGTGATGGTATACGTCTTTGATGTATCTCTGTTTTTACTCTTTCAACAAATTGCATTGCTAAATGACTAGGCATGTTACCTACGTCAACATAAAATACACGTCTTTCAGGTGCTCTTTGCACACGATAGATAATAATAGCATCTTCAAGTAATTCTTTTTGCTTATAAACTTTGAATACAGTTTCTAATAATGAATTACCAAAAGGATAATTCATATCTAAGCCTTCTGAAAGACTTAAATGGACTATATGTTTTGCATCAACGGCTAATTCGTTGTCTGCATTTTGAAAACGTCCGCCTGCAGCATTTTGTGTGTTAACATTTCCAACCATGCCTCTTGCACCGCCAGTTAGATAACCATCTCCGCCACCAGTAACATTACCATTAGTTTGAAAAGGTGTTGTTGCAACCATTTCTTTAAAGTTTAAATTGAAATCTTTAATTACATATTGTTCAGGCTTTTTGCCTTCACTTTCATTAACAATAATTTTTGTTAACTTACCCGGGTCAACATGATATAATTTTTTAGTTTCAGGATCTCTAATAAAAAATGAATCACCCATTTTAAATGTGTTACGTAAAATACGGAACATGCGTGTTTCAAAGTTTTGTAACTTACACCATTGTTGTAAGTATTGCTGTATAATTGTAATTTCTGAGTTTGTTGCTTTTGTTTTATAATCAGTTATAAACGGAGTTCTATTTTGCGTGTTTTGTTGTGTACAAAATTCAGCAAGAATATCAAGTGCCGCGTTTACTTCACTGTCCATATCCATTGTGTTATACTGACCGTATCTTTCAACACGATTTGGACTACCAACAGATACATCTGGTAGGTAAGAACTATAATTTAATTTGGCCGGTCCAGCATTCATACTACCACCACGACCACTAAAGGGACTATAACTCCCTTCTGTGTTATTACCAGTCGGTACTGGTGTAAAATATTTTTTCCAACTCATTTATTATCCTTGTTGTAGATCACCGGACAGCCCGCCTACTCTTGTTGCTGTCTTACCTGTATTCAAATTAACTTGTTTCATTTCCTCAAGTAATGCGAGCATAGTTGTATTTAACTGATTTCCGGTATTTCCACCTAAACCTTGGTTACCAACTACATCTGCGGCTGCTACTCCTGTTCCTCCGCCAAAGAAACCTTTGTTATCTTCAGAAAGAGTTTTGTTTAAATCTTTAAAGGTCTCATTTAAACTCTTTACTGCATCATTATACTTGAAAACGCCGTCATTGTCAAGCTCATTTAATGAAGAAATAGTGGTTTTGAACCCATCAATTTGTCCAATTGCGTCCATATTCGTTTTTAAATTCATTAAATCTTTATTTAGATCTGCATATGATGTTGATGCAAGATCATTAAGTGCTGATTGTGCTTGTCCTGGTAAAGCAACACTTGGTGCATTTGAAGTTGCTACTTGTGTAGTAGCTTCTGTACCTGCACTTGCTGTTTCGTCTCCGCCAAATATTGATTTTCCTTCTCCGCCCATCCACTTCGGCAAGTATGACTTAAAGTTAGGCATTTGAAAGTCGAATGTAAAGAAGCCTTTAACAGCATCAAAGACTGATTGGAACATATCTTTTATACTTGGCATTTCCATTCCTTCAAAGTTAAACCAACCTGTAACAGTATTCCATGCATCGGTTGCTATTTTACTAATACTAAATGTTTCATCTTCACCAAATCCAAACCAACCTTTAACAGTTGCCCAAGCATCAGAAGCCAATTTGCTAATTGAATATGCTGCTTCGCCTTCACCAAACCCAAACCATCCTGTAACTGTGTTCCACATTTCAGTTGCTGTATCACTAATACTAAATTTAGTATCTAAGAAGTTAAACCAACCAGTAACACTTTCCCACATTTTTGTTCCAACTGCACTTATACTAAATGATTCACCTTCGCCAAACGTAAACCACCCTTTGACTGTTTCCCACATAGTTGTTGCTAAGTCACCGATACTATACACTGTGTCCATAGTAAAGATACTTGTTACTGTGTCCCAGACATCGCTGAACAAGTCTTTCATAAATTGTATACCAAATACTGCTGTAACTGCCGCCGCTATGCCTGCTGGTATAGCAAGTACTGGTGCCGCTATTGCAGCTCCTATTCCTACTAGTCCGCCAATGAATAATGTTCCCCATGGTATATTAAGATCAACGTTTTCCCAAGCTGCAGCAATCGCTTCACCTAACATTTTACCAACGCTAAATTTTTCGCCGTCGTCTTCGGCATTATTGTTAAACAATTTTTTCAACGCTTCGCTGAAACTAACATCTGGATTTGCTATATCTTTTATGAATGTTTTAATGCTTTCAGTTATCTCAATAATTTTAACTTTCATGTTTTCCATTGCTAAAGTAAGTGTACTGTTTTTAGATGCCTCTTCAACACCTTTTGCAGCTTCATCACCTGCTACACCAAATATACTTGCTATTTCTGTTAAGCCTGTGCCAACAGCATCAAGTACTCCACTTTCAATAAGTGCTAACTGGAATTTGTCTTTAACTTTTTGTATAGTTTGCTCAAATGTTGCAAATCCTGTAGTAATCTTATCTCGTTCTGCTTGTTCTTTTTCTAATTTTTCTGGGTCAATAGCCTTGTTAGTAAATTCTGTAAGTTTATATAAAGAACTTAATAATTCACCAAGCCCATCTTGTCCCATTAATGCACTTGTACCTGCACCGCCCATGTCATCTCTAAACTTTTCTAAGTCTGGTGCAATACCTTTTAATCTTTCTTGGAACTCTGCAGCTGTAACTCTACCTGCAGCAGAATCTTGTGCAAGTTTTGCAAATTCTGGACTTAATGCAGCCATTGACTCGCCTAACGGAGTTTGAGCAACTCCATCTGCTAGATCTTTAAACGCACCTTCTAGTTCTGGTCCTAACTCAGATGCTTGTGCTAAGTTTGTTGTAAAGTTTTTTCTAGCATCTCCTTCAAGTTTTGATAACATTGCATTAACATTTGCTTCTTGAGCTTGTCTTTGCATTGTGGCTTCCATTTCCTTACGACTCATTCCTGTAAGTTTTGTAAGTTTATCAAGTTGTGTTATATAATTTTGAAGTCCTTGTCTTTCTGCATCTGAACCTGCTTTTTCAAGTCGTCCTCGACGAGCTTGTAATGCCATATATCCTAGAGTGTGTTCATTTAACTCTTCCATAGTAAAACCCATTTCTAAAAAGCCTGCACCACGCATCTCTTTAGAAAGTTTACCCATTCGAGCTGCACCTTCACTAATTGTTCCGCCTAACAATGTTAATGTATTTGAATTACTTGCTACCATATTTGCAAACATATCAAGCGGCATTGCTGCTTCTGCAGCCGATCTACGCAACGTCTCTATATTGTTACCAAAAGCTGCACCTTGAGCAGATAATTGTCTAAATGTATCTGTACCATTTTGAAAATAGCCAGCCATAGAGCCTAATACTCCGCCAACTACTGGAACTGTCTTAACAAATTCTTCAATAGTGTTTGCACCGGTTGTAAACACCATTCCCATGTTTGCAACAGAAGCAATTACATTTGTAAATCCGCCAACTATACTGCCAGCAACTGACTTCATTCTATCGCCAAAGCTACTTACAGCTTCAGTTGTTTCTTTAGTTGCTTTAGTTTCTTTTTTATTGGCTTTAGTGCCTTTGTTTACTGAATCAGTGTATAGTTTAGTTGCTTTTTCTTCAGATTTTTTACTTTTAGAGTCGCTAGATCCGCCACCCATTGCTTTTAGTGTTTTTACTAATTCAGCCAATGTGGCCTCAGAGGCAGGTCCTCCGGCAACGTCAACAATTTTTACTTCATCAGCCATGTTTTTCAGTCCTAGTTATATACGCATATAAATATATTAGATACATATTAATATAATGTATTTATCT